GTGACTGTTCTAGTTTCTTTCTTTGCTCCATTCACTTTAGGAGCGTTACGGACCTTTGGACGGGTCACGTCTAATCCTTTACGGCGATTATAACCTGTGTTTTTACTTGTTTTGTTGTCATTCAATTTAGACTCCTTTGCAGTATTGACTTTCCTGCATACGAGCTGATCAGCCTTAACTTTCTCACTAAGAGACTTGGCGAAAGTCCCTTGAGTGCCTATCTCATGAACCCGACACAGTTGGACACCTCCTTGATCTGAGGAGTTTTCCCTTAAGTCAGATGAGTGTAATGAACAACCCACTAGGGTTAGGTCGTCATATGAGCGATGATTGAGTATTCTCCACAGAACATTATCAAGCATCGGTTCTTGTGCTTGGGCAGAACTCTGCCTCAACCTTTTGTACTTATCGTTCCAAAATCTGAAGTTGAGCTCTGCCAAAAGCTCAGGAGGAAACACCAACTGCTCTTTTTCCTGAACAGTTGCAGCACGTACTAACAGTGGCCTCATAACACTGTTAAATATTTCCTCCCTATGGTGAACTAATTCGCTAGCTATCCCTTGCAATATACTGCTATAAACAACACTCATATTATGTTTAGAACTCGTATAATAAATAGACTCCTTAATCGAAGTCAATTCTAAAGGGGCATAGAACCAGCCGCCTTCTTCATGGAACCTCCTTTTCAGGAAACTAACTTGATCAATGGTCTTAAAATCTGCAGAGAGCTCACTAGCCTTATCGGCAGATGTATAAACCATCCCAAAGCAATCCATGAATGCTTTGGAAACACTTATTTGGTTGAACCTGGGGTTTCTAGATCCGACCAAATTATCATCACCGAAGCATTGCAATCTCACTTCCACTGAAAACTTTTGTATTGATCCAACTATGGTAGCATAAGCATATCTCATAGCAATGCTTATGTACATACAATTGAGCACGGTCGTCAATACACAACCAGATGGGTTTCCTTGTAGAGCGAAGTACACATACCCATCCAACACGTGAACTCCGTTAACCATTTCACCAAACAATGCTTCTCGCATTCTCTGATCTTCCTCAGGGGAGCCTTCATAGAGTCTCTCGATGACCTTCCAAACCTCTTTTAGTACTTGCAAAACTAAACTCGCATCATAAAATTTGAAATCACCATCAAATAAACCATACCTTCGCTCCTTTGGTCCCCGTATGTAATTGGCAAGAAAACCCCACTCTTCACTAATGGGGTTAATACCTAACGCTATCTCGTTGAGTATCCTGTTCTCTAATACATACTCTATTAGTCCTGCAAAATAGCGCTTACACTCAATAGTAAAGTCTATTGTCCCTGCAGAGTACAAACGAGTGTTTCCTGTGGCCACCTTGTCGTGGGTTCGCAGTTCACTCTTTAGCTTATCTAACCAGATAACCACCTGCATGGTACCTAGCTCTTTCCACTTCTCCCTTCGGACTTGCAGCTTCATTGTAAGTTCAGGACTAAAAGTAGCCACACCATTTTCAACCTTGATATGGTCTCTCTTACTTGTCCCTGTATAGCCATAACCACTTCCTGTTTTCAAATCCATCCCTGTCAAATAAGGCCTCTCCATGGAACCCAGCACAGCCTCTTGATCGCTCAGAATAGTCCTGTTAAAAACGCAATTGTTATTCCAGGTAAAAACCTTAAAATAATCATC